TCGTGAAACCATGTCCATTCGCAAAAATACTGATAGGTGTAATTATAGGCGTTCGGAGGAGAGTATTCGGTTGATCTGTTGTATCTTGCATAGTAATTAAACAATAGCAGAAAGGCTCGCTAAATACAAGCCCTTTTCGTAGTTCTGCCTATACTGCTCGCCATAGATTTCAGGCGCGGGTCGGCAATTTTTTGTTACGCTTCGCTTCTGACGGCAGGTTCGTCCTGCGCGAACGGATCGTCATCTTTGAGTAGAGTCAAGGCGACACCCAGTCGCATACGAGCGCTCTCGAGATCACGTTGCGCTAAAACTATTTCTTGGACGACTGGTGGTTCTGCCTTGCCAGTCGTGACCTTCAGATATTTCAGTTCTTTCGACATGAGATATCTGTGATCGATTAGTTGTTCCTCTAGTGTCATTTCTCTGCTTGCTCCGTCTGACATTTGATTCCCCCGCTTATGGTTTACTCGGCCGATTATAGACCGTGATTTGAAAATATCAAGCGAAATAATTACATGGATGGGTGGGGCGCACGTCAGCCGGTATTACGTGGGGTAAACCCGGGGAAACAGTGCAAAACCCAAAAACCCCCACGATTTTACTGTTACGTTCGATTGTGAAAGGAGAATCCACGCCCTCACTTAAAGTCAGTATAACAAAAAGACCGCATGAGCCAAGTTGGTACTCCCCCTGGTTGCCCGAGGCGCTCATACGATCTTCGTTATTGTAGCACGCGATATTTCGGCTTCGTTGCGTGTCGAGAATTGCCTTGAGCTTTGTGAGGTTTGCAGTAGAGACAGCCCGATCGTCGGGATTTATTGCGATGTCGTTTGTGGTTAGCCATGAAATCATTGTAGCATCATATGCAGGTATTGACGCATATGATAGGAAGTGTTGTAATATATTTGCAAAAATTTTAAAAAAAGTGAGTACGGGACGCATATAGGCGCTGACGAATCAACCGCACTACCCTCCCCCCCTCCCATTCTTGACAGACTGCCCATCTTGTGTCGTGCCTGTCCTACCCACCCCACCCCTCAAGCCTCTCACCTCTGTTAGCTCTTGACAGTTATACATATACATTGTACATCTATGTCGTAAAAGCGCCATTTTATGACATAGAACTATAATGTTGTTACTACTCTGTCAATAGCTTCTACCTCTGTTACATCAATATTTATGGATCGTCACCCGTCACGGCCTATTTTGTGTACACTTCCACAAACCTATTAATTATAAATTTACACGTATATTTGCATATAAATTCTAAAGAATAGTAGTACCTCAAGTGTCCACAACCGAAACAGTGGCCATTCACTTTTTTTGTGTACATTAAACCCTACCCTGTTACACCTATAAATTCACTTTTTTCGTCCGTTGTCACCTGCACATCGTTCTGTGTACACTTATAAGTGTCCACAAACTGATGTACATATAAAACACCTCTGTTCTGTGATTATTATTGATAAAAACTGTTGACATTCATCACATAACGCGCTATGATGTTTACAGAACCGAACGACAACGACCCGAACACAAGCACATAAGCATCTGGTCACAGTCAATTAAGTTCTACCAGTCACACATAAACAGTAAACATTGTGGGTATATCACCGCGTCTAGCATCACAGTCTGATAAGACCACTAGCCGCGATGACCTGCCCACAATGGCACAAAACGAAAGAGAGAGTATGAAACGATTCATCATAAAAGAGATTAAAGAGTGGGCGTTCGCGCTTATCATCGGTGTCACACTCCTCTCAATCGAACCTATTATCAACATCATTACGCAATAATTGCGTAGAAAAGCGAGTAACATCATGTCATTAGCAGAACGCATAGCACTTGAGGCGATCATCGACGGAGTACAATTATGAAAATTCCAGTATATGAAATCACTGATGGCGAGGCGCACAATGGTTTTATCAAAACCACCACGGCCGACGCAATCATCACTAATAGCGGAGTAGTTACAAACCTGAAAAGGGTAACACTCCGACGCGTCACACAACGGTATCCAGATATGAAAAAGCCATTGCCCGTGAACTATAAAAAGATCACGAAAGCGCAAGCGGTGACAGCACTTGAGGCGGCACAATACGGCTATATGATGGTTAGTATCACAGGGCGCGAGACATTGGCGCATTTTGGCCTCCCTCTCAACAGTCGATGGATGGGCGCATAAGATGGAATATATCGAATATCGCGGCGTGACTATCAACTACGACGCAACCAAACCCGTCTATTATGTCGAGATATTCACCCGAGACGACGACGGCAAACGCATTACATTATTGAAAGCGCGTCACAAACTCCTCTCAGTAGTGAAAGCAGCGATTGACGAATATAAAAAACAGTACGCATTAAATAACTAATTTGAAAGCGGGGCGGCGCTTATACCGCCCAGAAAGACATCATGGAAAAGTTACAACTCGAGGCGGCAATATATAACGCCGAGAAAATGATCGAAATCTATGAATTTATCGCGAGCACTAACTATAGCGGGCAGTTTAATAAACGCTATCAAACATATTTAGACAAAATGTCAAGCGAAAAATTTGGCACACAAGTTTATCCACAATGGGGCATGAATGGCGAAGACAAAATTTTCCCGCTCGTCAATTTTGGCATGACTCGTGATGAGTTCTCTGATGAGGCAAAATATCGCATCACATTTTATTACAAAGGTCAAGCGGTGGACTGGGACACTGACAAACGGGAGTACCGTATGCGCGAGAAAAGCGAATCTGATTACTCATACAGCATCACCAGCGCTAATGATTACGTGAAAGCGGCGAAAGATCGCATAGAATACTTGAAAAGCTCTCTCGCAAAATTTCGTGACAATCTCGCGCACATCGACGACTTGAAAGCGGAGCATGATAAAGTCGAGGCAATTGTAAAAGCGTATAACGACAAGTTGAGTTGGCCTATCTCTGATAGATTGAGGATTAAATAATATGTCGTTACACATCGAATTTGAGCCTCACAGCTGGTATATGGGTTTTGCCATCAAGCATAACCCAGAAATAAAAGACAACGATATCACCGGTTGGCCGTGGGAGGCATACACCGCCGACGGCAACACATATCAAGTGGTCGAGCTCACGGCGAATACACTCGAGCAGATACGCCACAAAATCAGATCATATCATATACGCAAGCACAACGGGTATGGCGAGAGGATCGCGCGGCGGCGTCTCGAGTACCTGCGCGGCGAATTGCGAGCGGAGCGCATGAGTTACGGCGAGTCGAACGAATTGATGGGGCTATCGAACTACATCGAACCCGGCGACGTTGAACTACTTGAGGCGGCCGGAGTCCCGGAACACGCATAGCACCACGGCGGACGGTAAACGCGAAAAATTAGCGCACCGCCGGATATACCAAAAAACTAAATAGGGGGCAGCATGGATACAGATTTTATCGCAACTCCACGCAAGCAAACAAAAATTAAAACAATGAAAGAAGTAAATGTCAACATGGCAAAAGAAACTCGAGATATCGCGATCAAAAAGCATAAGCAAGAGATCAAGAAATTGAAAAACGATATTAAAAAATATAAGCTACTGATTAAACAGGCGCGACTCGCATATAAAATCAGTTCAATGTAGGGTAGGGGGGTATATGGTAGCACATAACGCGCCGAAGGGCATTTTGAGAAAACCACTCCGGCATCAGTTACGCAAGCGAAAAGTCATTAAATTAAGCAAGAAACAGAGAGCGATTAAGTCATCATGATTAAGTTATTCCCGTACCAAGAGGCATATCTCGCCGCCCTGCCGCCCCGCGCTTTCCTCGCCGCCGACACCGGGACGGGCAAGACTTTCATGGCGCTCGCTCATTATGAGAAACACGCCAACGGCGTGCCCCTATTGATCCTAGCACCCGCGTCAAAAGTACGGACGCGGGACTGGGATAGAGATATCAAAGAGTATTTTGAAGGGCGTATCCCGCCACACTATGAGGTGTATAGCTATGAGAAGTTCTCACGTAACCCGACGACACAACAATTTCTGAAGGGTTCACGGAGTCTCTGGCACAAATACGCGCCACATTATGGCGGCCGACAATACGCCGTTATTGCGGACGAGGTTCACAAGGCGAAAAATTCACAAAGTAATACCGGAAAAGCGTTGTATTGGGCTGCGAAAGATGCTGACTTCTTTGTAGGTTTGTCGGCAACTCCACTACCGAATGGATGGATTGACTTTACGAATTATATGAAAATCTTTGGCCTCGTCCGCAATATCACGGACTTTAAAAAGCGATATACCAACTATGTGACATTCAAGGGGTTCCCAGAGCTGAAAAATTACTGGCATGAGGACGAGATGGCGCGATACTGGCAAGGTATGAGTAAACGTCTCACGAAAGCACAGGCTATTGAGCTGCCGGATCGAACATTCAAGGGTGTAGATTTTGATCGTCCGACCGAATACACGCAAACGATTCTGACTCGGAAGGGCGCGGACGGTACTGTACTCGATAATCCGTCGGCACTCGCGCACGCGCTCCGCAAGACACTCGTGAAACCGAAAATGGCATATCTCGAAGACTTGATCGAAGCGACGAGTGATAACATGGTAATTTTCTATAATTACGAAATTGAGCGTGACGCAATAAAAGCACTGATCGATAAAAAATTCAAATCTCGTCGCCTGATCGAACAGAACGGCCACGCGCATGAAGTGCCGCCGAAAGAAGAGTGGCCGAATATCGAACGATCGATCACGCTCGCGCATTATAAATCAGGTAGCACCGGCGTCGAAATGACATACGCCACGACTGTCGTGTATTTCAGCCCGACATATAGTTTCGCCGAATATATCCAGTCCGTCGGCCGCGTCTATCGTCACGGGCAAACAAGCAAGACAACGTTTTACAATTTCCGAACGCCGAACAGCATTGAAGAGGATATATATGACTGTCTGCGTGGCAAAAACAATTTTCAAGCAACACAATGGAAGGTGAAATAATGTTTTACTGGCTATTTAAACGATATATGAAACGATTCACAAAAGAGTTTGAGATTGCTTATCAAGAAAAATTTGATCGTAGCAGTCATCTCGAGAGAGAGCGGATGCGTACTGATTGGTACTGGATGGAATATTTAATGTTTGAAGGAGAGACTAAATAATGAAAACTATACTCGAAGTCAAAAAATTGCATGAACCACCGTTTGTTCTACACGAAGAAATCGCGACCGGTACGGTCAATGGCAAAAAGATACGCGTGATATGCACGCTCAATAAAGCGACACTGTTCGTGAATATTGACAAAGAAGATTTTCAGGTCAATATAACGGATATTGTAAAAGCGATAGTGGAGCGTGAATGATGCAGAAAATTACTGTAGCATTTGATTGTGATGGCACACTCGTCACCACTGATAGCGCCGAAACGAAGAGGGTTGTAGCGAACGAACGCATCCGCACGTTACTCGTTATTTTGGCATCATTCAAAAATGTTCGAATTGTAATATGGTCTGGTGGCGGTGAAGTGTGGGCACGACAAGTTGGCCGTGAGCTCGGTCTGGATAAATACGTCTGGCAGTATATGGATAAAATTTATCTCGGCCGTGGCGAAGACGGCAAAATCAAATTCGGCACTGAGTTCGTCCCTGATATTGCCATTGATGATATACAGGCGTGTGAGCTTGGAGTATTAAATCTAATCGTGAGGGAGAAATGATGAAAAACGAAGCAACGGTCAATCTCGGCGGGTTTCCCGATCCAACTACGGTAAAATTACTCAAGAGTCCGAAGTCCGGCACGTTGTATATATACACCGAAAAAATTGATCCGAAGAGTAAAAAAATATCGTGGAGCTTATCGAAACTGGAAAAAGTGGGTCTCAATAACCCTGACTATCCGCCGAACCTTGAGATGCAAATGCAATGAAAATATATTGCATGGGCTGCGAACAAGTAGTGGATGCAAGGTTGAGCTCGGGGGCGGAGCGGTACCCGCACCGGCCGGACTTAGCGGCGATCCCGTTCTGGACGCACGACGCGTGCGGTACGTGGGTCGGGTGTCATCATAAGACCGATAAACCTACTCGGCCGCTCGGTATCCTCTGTACAGCTGAGATGCTGAAGTGGCGCGTCGCGATCCATGATCTGATCGATCCAATATGGCAGAACAAGCATATGAAGCGCGGGCAGATATATGCGTATATGAATCGGGAACTCGGATACGTTTTCCACACAGGCGAGATACGCACTATAGATGAGGCGAAGCGAGTTTTCCACATAGCGGAAAAACTACAGCAAAAAGTGCTTGCTAAATTATGATGAAAAGGAATATAATCAAACTTAATCAATCAAGCAAAGTGAGGGATTACAGATGGCAAAAATGTTAGAAAATCTACATGGGGTCGATAGTGACCTCAACAGTGCGATCAACTTCAACCAAAGTGGTCTCGCGGTAGATGAAATACAGGGTGTGCTCGCTGCTGTTTATGGCGAGAACGATGAGGCTGACTGGTATTGGGTCATTAAGAAAAAAGATGGCACATGGGGTCTCGGCGTCGGCGGTTGCGATTACACTGGTTGGGATTGTCAGAGTGACTTCAGCTTTACTCCGGCCTCAAGTATGAAGGCGGCAGTTGAATTAGCGCCTGAAGTTGAACTCTCTCGCGGTAGAAAGATTCGTGCTGCGCTGAAATCTCAAATTCTCGGGCTCGAAGCATTTGGCGTTATCAGCGGAACGCATAACGCATGATATATAGCCAGAACTGGGAAGACCATCTTGTGAAGATGATTGTGGTTGAAGAGTATTACATATATGTCGTCAGCCAAGAATACGGCAAGATGCAGTTCCGCGTCAGATACGTGAAGCACAACGGATATACCGTGATTGAATCGCTCCCTGAATATAATCGGATGCTCAGTAGTTTCGAGAAATGGTTCCACATGCGAAGCGATCTCAATACTCGCTATGATCTGCCGCACTGGTGGCAACCTATCCGATTCAACCGGCGAAAAATTATCACCAAGTGGGCGTTAAAAACGATTGAGCGAGCATTCAAACAATATCATCAGGAGAATGTCAATGCAGTTATCCCAGAATGAACCAAGCGAATATATTCCAGAGATGCAAGATTGTGAATAAAGAAAGGAGAAAATCATGCCAACGCAACCAAATAGCGAAGACCGCACAACTATCAATCTATCGGTTCCGAAAGATATGCGACAATGGCTCGATCGGAAAGCGGATGAAGGCGAAACAAAAGTCGCGCCGGTTGTCCGGGCAATAATTCGTAAAGCAATGAACGAAGAAAAGGAGCAATAATATGGCCTCAAAACAGCAAATGAATATGAATCAGCACTTGCGGTCTCGAGCGAAAAAACCACTCGAAACCAAAAGTCGCATGAAACGCAACCGTAAACGTAATTATGTAAAGGAGCTACAAAATGGCAGAAGCTAAGCAGTACGATAAGTTGTTCTCCGCCGAAATCTATGATAAAGAGGCGGCCGAGCAATTAGCCGACGCTACAAACGAGCTTTTTCAGCTCATGCAGCGGGCTCAATATCTCGAAGAGCTCATCAAAGAGAATAAAAAACTCCACATTTATATCTGGACAACTGCTGATGGTGAAACCCGCGCAGTTCACAATCTCGATGACGATCACCTCAAGAATATTTTGCAGTGGCAGGTTAATCACGGCCAGACAATCAACAAGGGGCTCAAAGCTGAAGCTCGCAAGCGCAATATGGATATTCCAGTCAAACCTCGTCTGATCGATCGCGATCAAGTTCGACGTCTTGGCTATGAAGACATGGACGCGGTTTGGGAGAACATATAATGGCGGTAGAAATCGTGAAAGCAACACCACAAGCACCTTCAAAATTCTTAATCATCGGTGAGCCCTTTTCGGGCAAAACGACATTAGCGTCGAAGGCACCTGCGCCGCTATTCATCAGCACCGATGGTAACGCGGCCAAGGCCGGTCTCGATGCAGTCAACGTCAAAACCGTTGCCGACATCACTGAAGCGATCCAGCTCGGGCTCAAAAAACCTGAGTACAAAACGATCGTGCTCGACACTATCGAAGGTATCGTCGATATAATGACGAAAGAGATCATCGCCGACGCAAACAAGATGGGTCTCCGTGGCAATGGTGGCGAACCCGTGAAGGCACTCACCGACATTGCTTACGGTAAGTTGACTGGTCTGCTCAATGCGAAAGTCCAAAACTTCGCTGAAGCGCTGGCAACGCTCAAAAAGAATGTCATCATCTTGAGCTACTCGAAACGACAGCTCGACGAGATGAGCGGCGCGATGGTTCTGGCCTCTGAGCTCAAGAATATTCGCCTCATCACTCGTTTCATGGATGCTCAAGTACTCACTCACTACGATGGTGAGAAGTACCGCGCAAATATCATCAGCAAGCGTGAGATAATGGCTGGTGAGGTCGATCTGGGTGAGATAGAGACGTTCCTCGCGGCCATTGGCTGGACACTACCGAAGAAAAAAACTAAGCTTGGGACTGCGAAACGATAATGTTGTCTGCTCTAAAATGGGTTTATCAGCTCGGAGTAAAGCGTGAGCGGGAGCGAATTGCCCACGCACTAAAAGAGAATCGTTTTCGAGCGATGACTAATTTCAAAAATGGGATCGAACGCGTTCGCAACGATGACGAAATGAAAGATCACGAGCGCCGTGAGCTTGAGTTGGAAACAGCGGTCAACGGGCGTGTCGGTGATCTTATCGAAACAATATTGCGCCCAGAGGCACGAGTTCACGATGGTAATTCAATAATGTATCCTGAGGAGGAAAAATAATATGGCTGATTTTAACGACGACGACAAAAAAGAAATTGCACAAGGCGGCGCTGGATTTTACGAAGAGGGTGTGTACCCTGTTCAGATCATCGATGTCACCGGTGGCGAAACCGATAAAGGCTCAGAGTTCTTCGAGTTCGAGGTAGCGGGTGCCGAGGGTCAAGAGGGCAAAGTCCGCGTGTACTTCACCGACAAAGCCAAGCCATATAGCTTCAATACTATTCGTAGCATATTTGTCCACAATACTGTGGAAAAGAAAAAGGATGAAGTCCGCGCGATGGTTGACAAATGCAAAAACACCGAGGAATTGCTCAAGCTCTGTGATGCACTGCGTGGCAAAGATTGCTGGTTGCTCGTACAGTACACCGGTGAAACATATACTAACCCTTCAAGCGGTAAATCATACAAAAACGCAAACCGTAATCTTTATGGCTACGAACCACGATTCACTCCAACACCATCGACTAATGCAGCCGATTCTGTCAAAAAAGATGTTGGTGGCGGCGAAGAGATCACAAGTGAAAACATAAACGAAGTGTTCCCATTTAAATAATGGCCGATTTATCAACTGTCACGTTGAGCGCTGCGGAGGGATTTTTCTACGATCCTACCCCGCAGCGCACTCCGGGCTGGTACAAGCGCCGCGAGGGTAAAGTATCAGCGAGCCGTCTCGAAGACTTCCTATCAGTGAGCAAAGCCGAAAAGACACGCGGCCAAAAACTTAAGAAACGCCTCGACTACGAGCTCGAAATTCAGTATGAACGACAATTCGGCGTCAGCTACAACAACTACGTTTCCGATGCCATGCTCGACGGCCAAGTACTGGAAACATTCGCACTTCAACAGTTCACCAAAATCACGGGGCTCGAAGTCCTGCCGGTCGGCTGCTGGTACAACGATAACTTTGTCGCCTCCCCCGACGGCGCCATCGGCGACGATGCGCTTGCCGAGGCCAAGGTGCTCCGCGACGCGAGCTTCAGCGCATTACTTGCCGGCACTATGAAAAAAGGCAAAAAAGCTCCAAAAGCAAAAAAAGATGAGGAGCAATTGCCGGATGAGCCGGATGTTCACGTCCCAGCACTCAGCGAAGACGGTGTACATAGCAAGTTCTGGAAGCAAATGCAGGGGCAGCTCCGCGCGTCAGGACGTAAATATGTCTGGTTTGTCGCCATCAACCTCAATACGAAAAAGCTCTATATGCAGCGTATCGAGCGAGATGAGACATTTATGGAGTGGCTGGACTTAAACCTCACTGAGATCATCTCAGAGGACACCAAGCCATTTAAGACCGATGCGATCTTTGACTTCCGTGATGACGCGCCTGAAGTCAACGAACCATCGGACGACAGTTTCGCATTTAGTTAAAAATTTGGTGGTGCCGACACGTAGGCGGAGGGATAGGGAGAGAACTTTATACTAGTTATGTTCAAACCTGAGTGCCTAGCTAGTGGAAAAGCTTGCCTTGGACGGGTTCCGCGCAAACCCCGAGGCGTGAATGGTCAGAGAACTTCCCTCCCCTGACGCGTCGGCACCACCTATCATTGAGCGACGTTGGGACTGCCTGTGGGTTGTACCGGCAGATAGAAAACTATCGTACGAGGAAGAAGTCGCGCAAGCGAATCGTCCCAGTGTCCAAGATTTTATTAATAAGAAAGCAAGCAAAGTTTGGAGAAATATTATGGATGGAGAAAACATCCCGCAAATTCAAGTCACAAAAGACTACAGTAGATTTAAACTAATGGCGGGGAACCGTACCGTCGATTACAATCACGTTAAACGTCTCAAGCGCGAGATGGAAGCTAATCCGCATTTATTTGCTGGCAATCCTATACTCGTCAATGAGAATGACTTCATAATCGACGGCCAGCACCGTCGTCAGGCCGCCCAAGAGCTCGGCCGACCAATATACTATATTGTTGCGAAGGGCATCACGCTCGACGAGACACGTAGTATCAACGTTACCCAAAAGCATTGGGTGCTCATGGACTTCGCTAGAAGCTATGCCGAAGCAGGATATGAGGATTACGGCAAGTTTATTCGTGCCGTCAGCAAATATCCACGGATCGCTCCGGCAATCATTATGAAAGTGCTCGCAGGTGGCCAGAAGCACAATATGAGTGAAGATTTTCGCCGTGGCGAGTTTAAGATTAGCGATTACGCACAAGGACTGAAAGACCTCGAGCGTCTTGAGGCGGTCAGAGAAAAAGGCAATATCATTATGAATACGCCTATGGCTATGTCGCTACTTATGCTCATGCGAACAAAGGATAACCCGAACGCTGACGAAAATTTCGATTACGATCGATTCATGGCGAAACTCGACCACAAGGGCGCTGTTGAAGCATTTAGTGCGAGCAACACCGTTCGCAACACATTACGCAGTATCGAAGACGTGTATAATTTCCATAGTCCTACACGCGTTCGATTGTATTAAAAAAGGAGGGGGTATATGCCTAATCAACCAATATCAGCAATGCAAAATATGCACAAATTCGTGTATCTAGCGAATGAATATGCGGGTTCAAAAACCGCACAACTATTCAAAATGTTCGATTTCCCGCTACTTGATTTTCAAGCAGCATCATACTTAGCCGAAGACCTCGGTTATGTAGCAATTAAGAAAAAGGCAAAAGGTGATTATCGTTTTGAAGTGCTCAAATTACCTGAAAAATGGGAGTTTGGCACAGAGACCGAAACGCTTATAGATCGTCTCGCCTACGTGTTCCAGCGGCTTGAAAAAGATGAAACCGATCTCGCCGAATGGGAACTCAATTCATGGTGTGAAGGCTACCCAGCTCACGATCAGTTTATTGCTATGAAATGGCTTTTGAACGAAGGTGTTCTAGGTACTTACGACATTGTTATCAGCAATCCGAAGAAGCTCAAACTCCCTGATACCGTTCAAACAGTGTACTGTGTTGCGGGTAATGAGAAAAAGCGGTGGGGAGAGAAACAAATTCCCGATAAAAGTCGCATCGTCCGATAATGAGCGAGGCTCGCGGTACCTATTGCTCCGGGAAGCACTCGATCGCGGTGGTGCCCCGGAGCGTGCCCCATCCAGCGATCACCATGAGCCCAGCGCGGGCGGCAGCGTGGGAGCAGTTCGCGACAGACGACGAGTTTTATCAGTATCTTCAGGAAATGGCGGATATTTACGCAAAAAGACACTATACCGGCAATGGCAAAATCGATGATACGAAGCTTTTTGTCGATTACAAAAAGTGGAAAGACGATGGGTATGGTGGTAAAATGAGTGAGTCCTCCCTTGCGGGTTGACGACACTTTGCTTGCAACTGCCGCCTCATTCAACCGAGCGGCAGTTTCTTATTTCCGCTAATGGTATAATAAGAGCACATGAAAATCACGATCACCCGGGTCGCGTCACGAAAGCAAGTTATTGCAGTCGAGATTGTTCCCCCCGAATGGCGAGAATTTATAGCTCACTAAAAAGGAGACTATATGTGGCATTTTATCTTACACGGGCATTGGTTCAAGCCTCGTGTTGTGAGTCAAGATAAGTTTTATTTTGACGAATATGACGGGTGCGAGCGATGTCTTTAGAGTATTACAGGCCAGTTTTCAAAGGTGGAATAGTCATGACTAAAATCCCGGCTCATCCCGATCCAATGAAGGAAGCAATAGCATTAAAACAAGCAAAGGCGTTAGCAGATGCAAGATCAGACCCCTTCGCTCATATCGATCCTAATGAACGGAGAGAGTGGGCAGAGTTCTATCGAAAGCGAGCCGCCAAAGGCCGCCGTAAATCGAACAAGTTACAATCATCGCGATATAGAAGCAAATAAGCTCGTCGCTTACTGCGACCATTGCAAAGAGTGGTGGAATTTTTTGCGAAATATGAATCCTACACCAGATGAGGAGGCGTGCCCAAATTGTGGCGGCAAACCCTCCCAAATCCCTCAGTATCAAATAACGACGCAACGTTCATTCAATCCACTGACGAAAAAACTTACCAAGGCTCAAATGAAGAAAATGGGTATCGGAGCATAAAAATAGAGCCTCCTCACCGAAGGGCTCTATTTTTATATTTTACGACATAGCGTTTTTGGGCTAAAGATGAGGTGTAGGTCGGCTCACATAGACTATGATTGCGACTAAAACACCGATAACACCAATCGCCCATTCAAAACCGGCTGCGTTTGGGATACTGAATATCAATATCGCTGCTACGAACGCTGCGATGATACCGCAGAGTATCGCGAAAGCTAAACGGCCAAGCATTATTTTTGTTCCCTCACGAAGTAGCTTGTGAGAAACGATACGATGACCGTTCCAGCCGACGCGACTTCTGCCGGAATAGTAACGTTAAATGCTGACTGAATTACGAAGACCAAAATGATTGTTGTTGCACCTGCAAGCGCACCGCTCGCGACTTTCGTAGTCGGTGCGGCCGTTGGCTGATCGTATGGCTGTGACATATAGTAACCTCCTTTATGCGTTGTAGAACTGAGTTAATGAAGCGACGCTCGCGCCAGTGAAAATCCACGCATCGCCGTAGTAGCTAGTATGAATTTTCGTATAATCACCAGACTGTCCGAGCACTTTATAATCAATTTTTCCACCAAACTGATTCGGTGCAATACGTTGAAATGCACCCGACCCGGGGTTGCGATAAAGCGTTCGATAATCACCGAATACTCGCACGTAAAGACTCGGAGCTGGAACAGGGGCGGGTGTGCTGACATTGCTGTTAGCTTTTGGATGGAGCCAACCGAGAACGTTCGAGTCCCATTTGTGCCATTGCTGGTGAGGCAGCGAGCCAGTAGGGAAGTTCTGGTCGAACGAAGTGAACCCGCTCTTGTCAGCCGCGAGCACGATGGCGATGTGGCCGTATCCACCCGAGCCCGCCAAGCGACCACCCCAGATGATAACGTCACCACGGGCGGGGAGCTGATTCGGATCATTCATATTGTTAGTGATTTTGTCGTACTTGCTCGATGCTGCGCTAGGGAAGCCTTCGAACCAGTCTTTCGCACCCTCGGCGGGAATAAATGAGCCGCCAATAACATCACGCTGGTAGTAATTTAAGAGGTCAACGCACTGGTTTCCATACCAGCCGTCAAAATCTGAATAACGTCCTGTCCAATAGCTTACGAATTGATCTAAAGTTTGCGCCATTATATACCCCTTTACTTGCTTAGTAATGTCATTATATCACAAGCATTATTTAATACCTTGATACTCTTTTCGCATCTTGTCAAGCTCTTTAGTAAGAATTTGTTTTGATTCATGAGATTTAATTAAATCTTCTTGAGCAATCGCTAGATTATCTTCCATCTCATTCAGCTTAGTTTTCATTTCAACGATCTCCGCCTGTTGATCTCGAATAATACGGGCTTTACGCTCGTCCTCGTCAGCCATTTGCTTGATAAGACGTTCATAACCGTCGAACATCTGCTCCATGCGATCTTTCGGTTGCTTCTCGGCTTTCTTGGCCTGAACTTTTTTAGCAACGACATTAGTAATGTAGGCGATCATTATGCCGCCTACCATCGAGATTATTGCGGTCAGAACTGCATCACTGAGCATTTTTGCGCTCCTCTCTCCTTTGCTTGTAGGACGCTACAGCCGGTGGCATGAAAAATATAAAAGTTACTATCTGAATGGCTGCAAGAGCAAGCCAAATAATGGTGATAAGCCAAGTCCCCGGGCTGGTGAGGCTGCGGACGAGCAGCGCGAGCGCCCACGCCGCCTTGATACTCACCCCTACAAGGAGGCTCCTGCGGCTGAGGTTCCAGTTATTTGTATGTAGCGCATAAAGTTTGAGTATTCCGATACAGATGAAAACGGTTCCCCATACCTTGTAATTTAATATGTCGTTGACGATTAACAGAGGTGAACTTATTCGAGATTGGTCAATTGCTATGAAGAGCGACATGCCGAGTAAGATATTAAAGTACGCATAGATCGTAATAATCCAGTAAGAGAGTGGCGTTACCATTTTGAGCAATGGCCTAGCATGTTGAATTTTTTTGTTCAGATTATCCACCCCTTTTTCCCTATAGGTAAGCGTTATCCGCATAGATTAGCGACGGTGTTTCGCTTGAATTGTTGTATACGTTATCGTTTGCAGTATTTGCACGACGATTCAAGTAATATTTAGTGGCTGTGGATACGTCCACCCCATGTTCACGATTTGCATACCCCGAGATGCTAAACACGTTTGAAGCACCTCCTGCGTTCGTTGTAAAGAGACCGTCGCTGGCAGCCGTGGGGCTTGTCGATAACGTCATATAAACGTTCAATTGTGCAGCGACACTTCGATTGGCGAACGTTGCGCCTTCATAGCCAAGTAGCCAACTGCCTATAGGTAGTTCAAGGATGGCGCTACCGATATTCGTCCATGAAGTAACGTTTGGCGATGACTGCTCAGTAAGACTAATAGACGAAACTCGCCACCTTTCCTTCTGTCCCGGGAAGCCAAGTGGTGAATCCGCAACAGAGTATGCGGCTGTTGCGGAGCCAGTTGTCGGGAAGGCACAACCTTCTGCAACTTGCACGTTGGCGACAGAACCGGAAATAGTTTGGACGATACCGTAATCAAGCGTGTTAGAAATTGTTCTATCTGCTTGCCCGCCAAAAGGAGCGTCTGCATTAGTTGCTGTAGCACCGTTTTGAGCCGTGAGATTATTTGCATTTCCTGTATTAAGATCAGTGAAATCATTGCTCATACTATAAGCTGAAACGATCGCGTTCGCATTAATGACCGACAAGGTAAGACCCTGAGAAATAATGTTTCGGACATTCGCCTGAGTGATTTTGGCAGACGACACAAAGGTTTGAGCAATTTTCCCTGGAAATAATTCTGAACCTCCATTAGTAGAACCAACTTCAAGGTTGCCAGCTTGCACGATCGCTGTCGGATTCGTGCCGCCTCTCGCGATAGTTACGGGTACGTCAGCTCCATCAATCATTACGTAACTGGTTGTTGGTGTAGTCGTAAAGGCTGACATGTCTAGTTGAGCTGAAACATGTACCCATTTATTAAGAGGTACTGATTGAACACTGTTCATATAGGAGTTGTTGCCCGCGCCCCCATTGCGCCCAATTATTTGAACCTGACCTGTACTAATAAGCCTGAACTGCCAACCGCTAGTACCGTTGTATCTCGAGATAATATTAGCGTCTTGATAAGAGCTTACTTTTATCCAAGCTCCTGCAACAAAGTCGTCTGTAAAAGTCATACCAGAGATAGTAGTTGTACGATTGAAGAACTGGTTAGTACCATTTAATAATGTAGATTGTGTCGGTGCCAAAATACTACGAGTGGTTCTAAGACGATTCTTTGGGGAGAGCAATCCGGCAACAGTTGATGCGAATGTCACAGTATAGTTACGATTCCCATTGGCAACGATGCTTGAAATGGCGGGAAGATTAGTGCGCCAGTCAGCATTAGCGGTCACGAAGTTAGCAATATCAGTATTTTGCTGAAGGACATTATCGGCTACACCGTCAGCCCAGCCAGTCGTTTGCTTGATAATAACAACCTCAGTATTAGTATTGCCCGTGTCAGTAAACCCCGGTTCAAAACTATCGATTATAATGTCAGCGCCCGAGAGATGGGCTCGAAACTCTTTTTTACTCGCCTCAGTAATGTAACCATTGGATGCAAGAACACCGCTCGTTGCGATAAAAAATGGTGGCCAGTTATCGACGTTATCAATCTTGAGAGTGGTTGCGCCGGGGAGACGGTTGGTCGTAATATGAGCCAAAACAGCACTACCGGTGCCATCACTTGCTTTCAAATATTTTGGATCAAGAGCCATTTTTCCCCCTCTATTTTATCTTGATTATATCACAACCATTATCAAAAAAAATGGGACGTATATTGAGATACGTCCCATAATTTTCAAACAACGATTAGCTTGCTTCCAGTGTTGCGACGTTGCGTGCCTTTTTGTTGAGGACGAACGTATCACCACGATCACGGAGCTGAATCTCAATACCACCGAAGCCCGGAACCTTTTCGATGACAGTCATGCCGTCACCCTTTGGATCCATTTTTGGCGTAACATAGACGATCGCTCGTTTGTCAGCCGCGACAGCGTAGACACCAGCCAAGTAAGCATCAGGAACTTCAACAACTTTCGCGCCAGCAAGAGTACCGAGGTAGCCCTTTTTGCCGTCACCGTAACCAGCATCAGAACCAGTCCAGTTGATAAGAGCGCTAACCTGAGCCGCGATATCACTTGCTACCCATGCGATCACGCTGCCGATGTTCCCACCCTGAGTCGTGATTTTACGGATGAAGCGAGCAAACTGAAGCTTCAAGTCATTCGTACCAGCAGTCGTATTCCAGATAACTTTGTTACCACCCGGGCGAGCTGCAACAAGTTTCGCAAGAGAGTAGGCGTCGTGAGCTGGAACGAAAACTTCGTCAGCGTTCTGAAGCGCAACTTCTTTAGAGAACTGAGAAACAGGAATATCCTGCATCTGAGTTTTCTGGATACGAAGAAGCATTGATTTGTTATAAGCCAGTGTAAGCAGTTGCTCATCAGGAACGACGAGTGTTGCAGAACCAAAAGGTGCTGTCGCTGATGCCTCGTTGTAATCAGCAATTGTGCCGTTAGCGATACTCAGAACACGAACGGTCTGAGTATCAACGTGCTTGTAACCATTATCGCCAACATACGGAGCAAAAACCGAGCTTATGCTCAGTGGCTTGTCCATGATGTTTGCGGTACGAGTACCGTAAGCCATAAAATTATACCCCCAAAAGATTCAATAAATTGACGATTCACCATCGATTAAGATATCTATCGCTAACCATAGTATAGTATGACGATTGTGTTTTCCGCAATAGTATTTATGCTATCATCGTGATATGAGTGGTATACAAATTCCGCGCTACTTTAAAGCAAGGTGGTATCAAGAACAAGGTATTCGAGCACTAGATGCGGGAGTAAAACTTGCTATCTGGTGTTGGTCGCGTCGTGGAGGTAAAGACCTCACGGCATTTTGTTATGGTGTAAGAAAAATGGTCGAGCAACCGATGAACGTTGTCATCATTTGGCCAACCAAAAAACAAGGATTCGATAACTTCTGGACTGCGGTTGATAATGACGGTATTCCAATTCTCGACCGTATACCGGAGGGATTGATTAAAAGTAAATCAAGCACCAAAGACAGTATGAGCATCACGCTCATCAACGGATCAACGATCTCGCTGCTCGGCGCTACCGACCTCGACGCGCTTCGCGGTGCCAACGCCAAGCTATACATCCTATCTGAGTTCGTTGACTTGCCGCCGGGTCTCCTCGGCGTCATCCGCCCTGTTGTCGCTGTCAACGGTGGTCAGATCATCGTTCAATCGACACCGAAAATCGATGGCACGAGTGGTTATACCTTCCAAATGCTTTTTGAAAGAGCATTAGCAGTTTGGGAAAAAGGAGAAAATTCGGCTATCATTCCTAGACAATTCGCGTCGATTGTTCGCGCTACTGAGTATCTAACTGATGAAGAACTCGAAGAGGTTAGACAGGAATATATTGCAGAGCATGGTTCAGATTTTATGTTCAAACAGGAGTTCTTATGTGACTGGGGACAAACATCACAGACTTCATACTATGGCGAAGCACTCGCTCTCATGAAAGACCGACGACGAATTGGCGTTTTCCCATACAACCCAAACTACCCGGTTTTTACCGTATGGGACTGGGGTATGTCAGATAATACCGCTATAGGTTTCTTCCAATATTATAAGATCGGTGAACAACCAGTCGTCCGTATTATCGATGCCCATGAAACGAGCGATATCGGGATCAAACAATTAGTGGCATATATTAAAACAAAACCATACAACTACGCATGGCATTTCTTCCCGCATGATACGACAGTGCGCGACTCTGACGCTATTCAGCGTATTGAAAAATTCCGAGACGAAGGGCTGATTAATAGTTCTATCCTGAAGCGCGAACCCGTTGATGACGGAATCGAGAGGGTGGTGACGGCGTTCCGCCGCATGGTGGTGATGAACAGCGAGACCACGGAGTTGCTGCGCCGCAAGCTCCGCAAGTACAAGCGCAAGTGGAACCCGGAGACTGGTGACTACATTGGTGCCGAACACAAGTCCGAGTCTCACTTTGCCGATATGGTTCGTTATATGATGAAGGCTATTGAAGACGAGTTCGATCCAAAAACCTGCAAGCATTACTACTCGCAGGTGATCGGATCATTCGATGATGAATATGAGAGCGAAGATATCGCTCAAACGGCTTACGCCTAGCGCTGGTTTGCAGCTTTGTTGGCTGCGACTTCGGCGCGGTGGTTTTTCTGAGCGGTGCTCAAGCCTTCGCTGATAGCTTGATCGAAATCAGTGCCATCTTCTTGAACTTCAGGAGCATTAGATTCTTCAGTTTTCAGGTTTGTGGCAGCAGTTTTCTGACCAACTTTGAGTGCGGCGTCTGGTTTCTGAGCAGCCTTGTCATCACCGAGGCGTTCGTCTTCTTTTTTAGCAACGACGTTGCCTTTCTCGTCTGCAGGTTTTAGCTGAGGCTGTGCTTCAGAGGTAGTGACTTTGGCGGTCTTGTTCTCTGATCCCGGCTTCGTACCACCATTTTCTTCTGCTTCGGCAGCGATAGTTGCTTCAGCAGTCTTGCGACCCTCTTCAGCATTTTGCTCGAAGTCGCTCAGTTCGCGCTTCTCTTCATTTTGAGGAGTCTCGAGTGAACTCTTATTTTCATCTTTTTTAGTATCTTCTGAATCAGCCATAATGACCTCCTGTTATCTTGTTGCTACTAATGTTACGACGGCAGTACCCGTCATTGCTGCAAGCCCAGTGACACGGACTTTACCCATACCAGACGAGCGAATACGTCGAACACCGATCGCGGCAGAGGCAATAGTCGCGGCAGACGTACCAACGCTAATATCTTCAATTGAGTTGCCGACAACAGTACCGCCGACAGTTTCCCAGCGTGTACCGTCAATGCTGAATTGGACTGAAAGAGCGCCAGTGTAGATGCCGGTGACTTGGATACCGACAGTGTTATAACTGCCGTTGAGATCAAGCTCAACGGCAGAGTTGGCGGTTGCAGCGCCATTGGGAACAAGGTTTTGAGTAGTGATATTACCTGACTTGTATCCTGTTGACGATTGCATATTACCCCCTGATAGTTATCTAGCTATTGCTTTTATTATCATCTTCCGCGATCATTTTTGCAAGCTTTTCATCATCCAGCTTCTTTTGAGCGGCGATCTCGGCAGCGGTCGCGACCTTTGGTTTTTTAGCACTAGGAGTTGGTGGTTTTGAAGTATCTGTGTCGGCGGCATCATCGTAAGTATCCTGAGCACCAGCAAGTGCTTCAGCGAGCTCACGCTCGTATTGCTCTTGGTACTGGTTATTGTCTTTCTCTTCTTTCTTACGAGCAGCTTTGTCTTCGCGATCAGAGATGAATTTTAACACATGATAAGTCGCAAGGTTCTCGATAGGAATTTGAAGCTTGTCTGCCAATTTTTCCATAGCCTCTTCATCCTCTTCAAATTCACGAATACGCTTGACCATAGCCGGGTGGATGCGCCAACCGAAGTCTTGCACGATACCATTTGGATTGAGATCGCTTGAGTTAAAATACGCAGCGATCATTGGTTCGGTTTCAGCGTGAACGATCTCACCGCTGCGAACGCTAAAGAATTTTACAGACATTATTTTTTCTCCTCTTCTTCATCTTTTACTGTTTGAACAACTTGCCAGTCGGCAGCGAATAGATCGGTCTGTGACGGAACCCAAGGGTTGCGTTCACCACCAAGAGCGCGGGCATCGATATAAAGGTAAGGGTTGCCCATCTTTGAGTGCTCGTCGGGGGTCTGCATCCGTACCATCAGGCCACGGCCATTCCAACCGACACGCTCGAGCGCTTTACCGTTTTTTAATTGAATAAGTGCATCGCTAAAAGTCATAATTATTTTTTACTGAGCCACGATTTTTCAGCGTCAGCCCACTCCTCTTCATCTTTAGTTAATGTACTGCGACCGTTATCGCCACGAGCAAAAATGTCTTCACGATCGTTACGAGTGCGAGCCGCGTTAGCCTCAGCCTTCGCTTTTGCGGCAGCTTCCTCGGCTTGTTTTTTCGCCTCTTCAGCAGAGTTGATTGTCGTCTGAGCCTCGACATACGGCTTGAGTGCTCGATCATAGAATCGAACCATCGAGACAGGTGCCTTCACAATGATACCCGAGTCAGGATCAACAACAAATGTTGCTTCATAGTCAGCCCAAATTTCTGCCTTGAGTCCAGCATTTTTTGGATCATTAAGAAAAGCACCGTACTTGTCTTTCACAGTATCAGCCTGATCCTTGATACTAATGAGTTCATCAGCGATCTCAGCAGCTTGCTTCAACGCATCCTCGCGTTCCTGCTTGGCATTTTGAGATGCTTTCAAAAACCATTTAGCGGCTTCGTCTTCAGTAAAATTCTTGCCAGTGTTTGGGTTACGAAGACCCATAACATCTTCAATAGACTTGATTTCATCGCCATCAGCGTCATACAGCTTGCCATCTTTGTCTTTGAACATCTGTTCGACGACATCGTTGCGAACAGCCTCAGTATCGGCAATGAAGTCACGGTTGGCGTCACGTACCTCACGAGCGAGCTTTGCGGCGTCACGACGCGCCTGAGCTTCCTCCGGCGTCTCCGTCTCTTTAGCGGCAGCGGCTTCCTCTGCTTCTTTTTTCTCACGATTAGCTTTCTGCTCAGGAGTCTCGTTTTTACGAGCCTCTTCTTCGGCAGCTTTTTTTGCCGCCTCATCAGCAGCTTTTTTGGCTTCCTCTGCGGCAGCCGTCTCTACATCAGTAGGATTTTTCTTTTCTTCTCCTGCAGGTTTGATACCTTTTTCAGCATCAAATTTACCGAAAGCAGAATCCCACTCTTGAGCGTCAGCGGTTTCCGCCGCTTCTTGCGTAATAGTGTCTTCGACATCTGACATTATTTAGTGCCCCTCCCTTGTTTATTAACTTTATCAACCGCATTATCGATTGTCGTGATTAAAGGCTCGAGAAAATCAAGAGCAAACTGGTAGCCAAATATTTGTGTTTCTACTGGTAACTCTTTATTACCGAGCACAAGAGAATTGGTACTTCCCGCAGTTTTTCGTAGAGCATCCGCCTGTTTTTTTATCGCACGCAATGCAGAAAGATCACGCTGGTCATCAACCGGCGCTTCTGTGTCCTCGTACAACCCTGCTTGCGAAGTATAAGGTAAGTCTTCCCTATCGAAGTCTACTGCCATAAATTGGATTATAGCATAATCAAGTTTTATGCAAAACTACTGGGTCGAAGCAGCTGACGCAACCTCACCAGTTGGTTGACCGTCGGCAGGTGCTTGTGGTACTGGGATATTACGAGCGTTCAAACGACGACCAGTCGGATCAGTTTTTTCGAGAATTTTATCAAGAATTTCTTTAGCGCGTTGACGAATCTCAGGATCAGAACCATCATCATTTTGCATAAGAGTAACGAGCGTGTCTTGTAGGTCGGCACGAGTTTTTTCTTCAAGTTCATCTTTGCCCATCGAAAGTTCGATGCTGATTTTCCAGCTTTCAATTGAACCGTAGAATGTTTCCCAGTTTATATCGAATTTATTGTCATCACCGATCATTGGGAGTTGTACAGGCTCTTCAACTACTTCTCCGGCTGCGACGGCTGCATCATACTTCGCGATAGTTTCAGCGTTTTTATCATCGAGCAAACGATTGATCGCCGTCTTTGCCTCGTCATCAAGCGTCAAAGTATAGTCACCCTCTTGCTCACAGATATAAGTATCAAGTGCAACGAGCGCGTATTGACGAAGGAAGTTCTCAAGAATGTTCGTAAGCTGGTTCGTGGACAAAGACATGAAGTCCTGTTGCATTTTTACGCCCGGGGCAGTCTTACTGAATCCAAGAGAGTTTGAGCCACCATCAGCATTGCCAACAGCCGAACCCATCATATTCTGGATCTGAGCCGAGAACTGTTTGAGCATCGGTACGAATTGGTTCAAGGCACCGTTATCGATCTGCACAAGCTCCGCTGTAGCGTTTTGGTCTATAGTTTCCCACTTCGCTTTACGTTTAAGCTGTACGGGCGTCGTGAAACGACCACGCTGTAAAATCGGTGGGTCACTATTGATAATGAGCATCGACATAATATTCATGTAATATGCGTTCATAAGGTTCTGATTTGGGCTCGCTAGACGAACACGAGATAGGCCGAATGGATTTAAAGGCACTGGATCAATAACGAGAAATTGCACTCGAGGATAACCAAACTTTGATTTATTATCGAGCACGCGAAGTGGGCGATCTTTCAACTGATTACAGAATGTAATAAATTTACCGCCAATACCAACCTGATAGTCAGTTACAAAACGATATACACCACTATCGGTACCTTGTACACGACGAGGCTCAGACGCCGCCTGTTGATAATCAGTGCCTTCAGGATCAGTTTGACGAAGCTCTTCAAGAGCTGCAACATCCCACGCTGTGTTGGGGTTAGCCTTCGCTTTAGCAATAATACGATCAAGACGAGCCGGAGTAATATCTGCTTCAACAAACCAGTCGAGGGATTCGTTATCGGCCTGGATACCAGTTTCAGGAGAAACATCCATATAGTTCATAAGCCGCATCGAAGTACCGAACTCATCAAACATCGCACCTGTAGCCGTCATGAATGGCGCGTAACCATGCGTAAGCGCTTGCTCTGCGCCAATCTGCATAGTAGAGAGTATTCCCTTCCCAAATGTATCCTCGTTGAACACAACGGCTCTCAATAGGTACGAAGCCACTAGCGCATTAACAGAATTTTTCGTCCCGTTAATGGTGACGGAGAAGACCGGGAGCTGTTGCAGCGAAGCGCGGGGGATGCTGCGGACGAGGCCAGCGAGGGTCGTGTCGCCGACGAAGGGCGCTGCGCCTTCGCGGGTCAGTGGGGCACCGTCAACGAGGTTGTCGAGATCGCGGAAGTCTCGGGTGTACATATTGCGATAACGCTTGCTTTTTTCCCACTCCGAAAGAAGCACTTCCATATCTATAGTTGGAGCGTCTTGCGGCACCGGTTCCTCGTTATTCATTTTTCCCCCTTATGTTAATCATATTCTAACTCAAGTCCGGCTCTACGCCTAGATTCTCACCTTCGTATACGACAGTTTTCAGCTCATACGAGTTGTAACCAAGTGGGGTTTGGTACCACCACTGAAGTTCCGAAGCCAGAACATTCATTGGCAGCTTGAATCGTTTTGTGACTTTTTGAAGCGATGAAGACGCCTCGTCGATCCGAGCAACTGCATCCCATCCAGCCGGAGCGTCGGCAGCATTATAGACGTACTGAGGGTCAGACCATCCGCCAGCAGATGACACATTATATGTGGCTCCGTGGATAGTTTTTTTCTTTGTCTTGATTCGACCGTTTTCGTTGATGTAGTTGACGCCGATAGTCATTTCGCCAATGAAATCGATGAGATCGAATACACCTTGAACAACGGATTTATACGCGTTCCTTGCGTCGCTAACTGGGAGGAATGATCCCTTTGCGGACGTAGTGAAAGTTTCAGCCGCACCTCCTTTATAGTCGGCAGTACCGAAATACTCAAGCAACTTGAGAATTTTATTACCCTGACAAATATATACGAAAGCCGGGCTGTCAGGCGGTGAAACTGTACCGATCCACTGAGAAGCGATATCGAGCGTATACCATGAGCCATCATTGTTGTTATCTTTGATGGCAATCTGGTTCGGTGTTGGGAACCCGTAGGCTGGGACGATGTAGAGAAGTCGGTTCCCCCATCCAGTACCGACAATTTCACCCAGCGCATCCGTATTGACGCTCTTGAAGAAGTCTGCGATATCGTTAGCAGTACGACGAGTCGCCAGCACGTTTTGAAGCTGTGGTTGCGTGTCCATGCTCATCATACCGTCGAACGTTGGGAAGGTGAGTGCGCCATTATAATTGACGACACCGTAACTGGAAGCGACACCGGCCGCGCCATAATTCTGCTCCGTCACGCCCCAAACAACAAAAGTCTGATTACCGTAATTGATCGTCTGTTGCTCGAGCGTCGCTTGCTTCGAAATACCCTCAGTGTTACTGAAGAGAATTGTTAGCGAAGGGATACCTTGACCGTTACGGAAGCCAACGACAGAGGCAGGATAATAGTCTGTACCCCTAGAAGGTTGGGCTCGGAATCCACCATTCGACGCAGAAAAATCAAGTGCGTAGTCGCCATCACCGCCGATGAGCACGTCACCCGTATCGTTACCGAGGTCATCTTTAATGCCGAATAGGATTGGACGGCCACTTGATTCAATACCATGAGTTGCTCGAGCACCGTCTGTTGAGTTATCCGTTGGAGGATTACCGCGTCCGATGTCGATAGCAAGAGTGCCGTTATCAGTAAACGATAGCGTATTGAGATCAAGACCACCAGCAAGCATGAGCATATCGGTGTCAGCGATTGTACCGCCATTTGATGCAAGAGCCACATATAAATTCCATGTTTTTGCCCCCGCTGGATTACCGGCAGGGCGAGAGAGCGTCAGGTATTCAGTGCCGTCAGTCTTCCAGTTATCACGTGGTTTGTTAATCGACTGAGTAAGGATAGGAGACAATTTCGTTTCTCCGGTCGCACTTGAAAAAGTGAACCCGAAATAGATGTTGTACGAACCTGTAGTCAAACCAGTGAGCGCTCCTGTTGGAGCCGATGCCGGATTCGCTACAAAAGTAGAAGCAACAACGTTTTTAGTCTTGAGATCAACCCACTTCATCTTGTCTTTACCGTTGAGGATCAATAGCACGTCAAGCACACGTAGGAACGTATTTTTCACCCCTGTTGTCGTGACAGTATTCGAGCCGCCACAATCCGTCCAAATAGTTGAACCATCTATCGTCCAACGAATACGCCCGTTGTCAGCGACGAAATGAGTGAGCACGTTATTGATGAGCGCCGATTTGATATGATATACAGTTCCTTCAGTATCAGGTAGCCAACGCTGCAATGAGCCGCGCTCCGTTAGGGAGCCAGTAGCAGTAAGTTCAACGTTACTACTTTCAACAAACTGGTTCGGCTTCGCATTACGCTCACCGAGCAAACTCCAACCACCAGAAAAGCCAAGGACATCAAGACTGGTGATCTTGGTCTCAGGAACTTTTACCGGGTCTTTGACCGCCATTATAGATAAACTCCTCCGTAACCACTGTTATCTTCACCCTCATATGTATCACCGGTTCCCGTCGCTTCATTTTCAGCAACAGCTTTACCGAGGACATCGGTATATTTCTGTACCAACGAAGGAGAGATTTTACCACGAACGAAATCTGGAAGCGTCGCATTTTTAGCAACACCAAAGACCAGCAACTGTCGCGGCTCGATAAGATCAAGCACTTCAAGATTATTATCAGCCGGAACATCAGGATCGTACACAAGGCGCGGAATTTTATTCACTACGTCCGCGACTACCTCACCACCAATTTCCGTATCATCAAGGTCTCGAGAGAAAACTACGTTTTTACCAACGTAGGTGACACGACTCCGTAATGGATAGCCATCACGAGAATCACTTGAAATCATAGCTGGGCGGACAATATCCCACGTCGAAACAGGAACCCCATCCTGTTTAATGTGAAGGGGGCGATGTTCGCGGACGGCAAGCTTGCGCGTCCCGGCGGGCAGCGGGAAGGTTTGCGCGGGGATAGTCACAGTGCCGATAACTTTATTGAGCTCAGTAACAAAATTCCAATCCGTTTCAAGTTCGAGCTCATCAAGGAATTGGTTCGTCCAATCCACGAGCTCATTAATGAATTGCGTACCGTCGTCACTATCAAGGTCTTCTTGATCCATATGCTTGCTAGTCATCGCGAGGATGACGCTTTGTGCAAACTTCTTCATTACCTGCTCGTCGGTCATCGTGCCCCCTTACTAACCTTGATTTTTTTCAGTTTCGACGTGTCATAGTTCTTTACTAATTCTACCGTAGGAACGGAAGATTTGGGAGATGAATTTGCTTCCGCTTTCTGCAAAGACTTCGTAGAGAAATTTTGATCGTTAGTCGCGATGGAAGTGGTGATAGCGTTACCACCTCGTCCAGCGCCACCCTTGCCGCCTCTACTACCAGCACCGCCTGATTTTGGAATATATTTTCGCTTATCTTTACCCTTTTCGGAACGACTGACGCCACCCTTAGTAAGCGCCTCATCGTAGGCATTTAGCATGTCATAGAGCTCTGGATCGTAATCATCGCTATCGGGATTGCCTGCATTACGCCACTCCGTCAAGCTGGTGGAAGCGTATAGCGCTACAGCTTCAGGGGTAAAGTTGCCGTCACGAGTAATCTCAAGCGTTTTGATTCCATCCCGCAAAATTTGTTTTTCCGATTCAGGAGTGTTCTTGTCGTCTTCAATTTTCGACAATTGATACTCAAGACCACGAATGCCGTTATCCCAATCACCGCGCTCAGTTGCGGCTTTGATTCCGTCTTTGTCAGTCGGCACGCCCTCTTTTTGCAGACCGTACTCTTCGATTTGATCGCGAAGCTTTTGCTTCATACTCTCGGGAGTCTTCTCTTTCGACTCCAATTCAGCAAGTCGGTATTTAGCGCCTTGAATCGCAAGATCGTATTCACCTGAATCAGCGTAAGCTTTAATGTCTTCCGCAGTTGTTGGAACACCATCCTTCTCGTATTGAGCCTTCACCTCAGCGAGAGTTTGCTCTTTCTCCTTTTTAGAGACAGCAGCACCGCTTTCACGACTGCCTTTGAGGATACGATCGATTGGGTCTTGAGCCAGCTTGCCTTCATCACGATCTAACCCCTGTGACGCAAACGGAACACGATTCAAAGTCTTGGCCACTTCAGTCTGCATGACATCCTGTTTAGCTACGTTGTCATCAGGATCGGCCGTAAGCACTGTCGTCTTTGCTGCTTCACCGGTTGGGTTCAAGTCACCATTGAGATTGAGGAACGCATTAATATCACCCGTAAGTGAAGGAATATACTGCCGAACAAAATCACCGACGAATTTGACGCCAGTATCAGCTACGTCAGCCTGACCCTTCGCCAGTGCCGAAACAGTCGATTGCAGGTTGTTTTCGCCACCGAATACGCTCGCTACGCCCGCGTTCTTGAGCGTGTTGACTACCAATGCGTTTGCGAAGGCTTCTGCGCCACCACCGTCCTCAGACGCAGCCTTCGAAGCTTGATCGAACGCGTTACCAAGAATAATCGGAACAGCAACCGTACCGGCCGCAGCGACAGGGATGTATCGATCACCAATATGGAAGTAAAGACCAGCATAATCGTCACCATTCGCGTCAGTCGTCGTAATAATTCCAGCTTGCGTGAGCAATGCACCGATAGCATACGCTTCAGCACTATTCACCGCGAGCTTCGAAACATCGTCTATAACGCCTTGAACATTGCCTCGTTTGGCGTTAATGACAGCGTGAGTCGCATTATAGAGCACATTTTTATCGGTAAAGGTACGATTCAAGTTACCGCCCAACCAACTCGTAAATGGCGCGACTTGGTTGCGAAGAAGAGGCGCAAGCCAACCACCAAGGACTTTATTGTTATCCAGTGATCGAGCAAGACCATTGAGCATACGAGACGCACCGTTCTCATGGAGCATGTTTGCTCGCATTTGCGCGTCAGTCGCAGCCTCAAGCTGTTTATTCGTTGGGACAAGTGAACGGAGTTCCGCATACGTTTTACGCGCGTCACCAGTCAAACCTTGTTGAGCAGCCTCTTGCATACCCTCACGATATAATTGATCGTTTCGAATACCACGAGTCAAATTCGTCGGTGTCTCCACAAGTGTACGGACAGTTCGACGCACAGCGCCACCGCCAGTATTAATATCACCACGAGTTGAACGCTTTGCTTCGCCGAGAAAGTCTTCAACGAAGTCGTCACCCTTGAATCCACGTCCGATTCGACGAGCACCTTCAGTCAGACCCTTCACCAATTGGCGAGGATTAGCTAGTGTGTCCTGTACCGTTCCAGCACCAGCGATAGCGTTTACGCCTTTACCGATGACGTTAGAGACACCTCTCGTCAACATATCATCAGCAGCGGTCGAAGTCGTCGAGATCACATCGAAAACACGACCAGAGGGCGCGGAAAGCATCAACGTTCGGCCAACATCACCAGCACGCTTACCAATAGGGACTTCACCATCCAAATGACGCTGATAGTCGCGGAACGCTTTTCCAGAGACCGCTTCTTTCTCGAGTTCGGCTTTTTGGATAGCTTCTGACAATTGGCGCACCTGTGCTTGAAGTTCGGGCGTAACATTACCGTTGGTGATCGAACCATCTTCGAGTAACTGACGAGCCCTATCTTCAAGAGCACGAACATTCGCAGTCGCGTTATCAGCCGCTTGAATAAGACCCGCGAGCTGGGCACGATCACCGTCAGTCAGGTCAGCCCCCGCTTTGCTCAGTTTACGCGTCAAATAATCCACCTTCATCGCAGATGGCATATCGTCGAACAATACCTGTACTGTACGCAGACCGCGACCAGATTCAGCCGCATAATTCGCCATCGCATCAATCGCGTTGCGGATGCCCTCTTTCGCTTCAGGCGTATTTATACGCTCAAGACGACGGACGGCATTGAGCGACGTGTAGAATGAAGTCGCATCATCAACAACCGTACCAGTTGCAAAACTCTTTACGAGCCCATCATCATCAAGCGTATTGAGAAAAGCTTTCGCATTGAGCTCCGCTTGCTCGAGATTAACCGTTTCTTTCGGCGGAGCGTTTTGCATCAAGTCATCTCGAATCTCATCATCAGCGATACGACTAGCAGCCTGTTCACGAGTATTTGGAGCATTAGTCTGTCCTGCAACTTCTTCCTCAGCCGAACGAGCTCTTGCGGCCTGTTCTGCATCATCAGCCATAGCAACCGGACTCTCGCCTCGATTTGGCGCAATACCCGCATCAGCGAGCTCTTGCTGCACTTCAACATCGGATTTGAGAGGAGCGTTACCTTCAGCCGTTTGCTCGGCGCTCCCAGTAGGGATACGAAGGTCGCCTTGTGCCGCAGCCTCAGAGATGTCCGTGGTCGTGGGTTGCGCGGCAGGGGGCAGGTCGGTGACAGGCTCCGCCTGTGGAAGCGATGCGCTCCCGTTTTCAGCATCGCGGAACTGAGCCATCGGTATATCAATAGCCGAATCACCCTTTGCGAGTGCGATAGGGTTTGTGACATCTGGTATATCAACTTCATTGATAGCGGGCTGTCCAGCTTGTTCCGACTCAAGCGCCTGTGCCATTTTGCGCTGTTGTTGGGCGGTGCCGAGTTTACTGTCAAGAACACTCAGCTCATTCGTAAGAGCGGTCGATTGCTCGGTTGCTTGCTTCAATGAAGCGAGATTATCATTCAGTTTCATTTGAAGCTGGAATCGAAGATCGGGACGTGCTTGTACGTCTTTAGCGAATTTCGACCTAAGTTCGAACTCATTCGCACGAATTTGTTCGACAGTCGGCATAGCAGCAACCTGAGCCCGAATTTCTTCAGCGCGGGCCATATCAACTTTTTCATCAGGAAGAACCTTCCCTTGACGTTGAAACGCCGGGATATCATTGATTTCTTGAGTGCCCGCGTTCATCTGCGCTTCATCGGCAAGACGTTGCTCTTCGGCAGCTTGTTTCCGAACATAGGCAGGTTCGTTCGTGTTGAAGGAATCAGGAGTCGCACCACGAGTCGTAGGGCTCTTCTGTTCGATCATGACGCCCGGAGAGACTTCAACTTTATTGCTGTTATCAGCGGTCACGTCAACCGGAGTCATATTCGGGATAGTCGGCTTTTCTTCATTCACGACGCGTTGCGCCGTCTTCGTAGCCGCATCAACGACAGTGGTAGCATCAGCCTTCTCAAGCGTGCCACGAACCACATTTTTTGCGTTCCGGCCTTTAGCAAGAGAGGTTGTCGCAATATCCAATGGACTTGATGCCAAACCACCGAACAGACCACCGCCCGCACCACGAACTGCCGCCTGAGCCGCTGCTTCGTCATCTGCTCCCAACACTTTCGCGCCACCGTATCCAACGGCTGCGCCAGTACCGGCACCAATAGCGGAGTTTTTGACAAGCGTTTTAGCGCCCTGTTTCGTGGCGATATCTTTGATTACCTGCTTGACAGAACTTTTGGCGCTATTTTTTATAGTTTGCTTCAAACCGCCTCGCACCGTCGATTTGACAAGAGAACCAGCACCGACACCCGCAAGATCAAGCACGCCAGCACCGAGACCACCTTTAGCAACAAGTAAGTATTTTTGACGATCTTCAGGCGAAAGAGCTTTTATATCCGCATCATTTAAGTCCATTTGCTCACGGAGCAATGTATCGTCAGCTTCTTGTGAACCTGAAAAATTGCCACGAATGGCATTTGCACCGAGTTCACCAAGACCAGCACCCGGAACATAACGAACAACCTCGATAGCCTTTTTCGTGTTGTCAATCGCGTCGCGGGCAGCTTTTGACCCAGCGTTAGCTTTTTCAAGAGTACGATTGCCGAAACTGATCGCAGCGTCATCGCCGTTATCATAACCGTATTTTTCTTGGTATTGTTTGGCCGCTATAGTGCGAGCTTCAACTTGAGCCCGCTTTTCAGCTGCGCCACCCGCCAACGCATCGGCAACAGTGTCGAAGAGTCCAGTAACTTTATTGCGCTTACGTGCGGCATCCAGATTTTGATCGGTCAGGTCGTTAAGTTCTTTTTCTTTATCCTCGGCCGGTTTCATTTTCTGCATACGTTTGTTGAACGCTTCTTCGTCAGCGCGACGAGCTAGAGCAGCCTCATTATCCTTACGAGCCTGTGCCTCGAGAGCTGCTTGTTTTGCAGCAGCCTCACGTTTTTTACGCGCTTCCTCTTCCCGCCGACGTTGTTCGGCAGCTGGATCGGGAGTAGCTTTTGCGGGACGTGAAGGGGCACTCGATGTTTTATTTCCACCGCCAAATATGTTTTTCAGCCAATCGAACATCTGCTACCCCTTTATTTTTTATTAAGCTAGTGCTACTTGACGACGTTCCTTGTCTTTGCGTCCAGCAAGGATCGCAGATGGAGACGTACCCAGACCAGTCGCATCACCAGCTTCAGTAGTAACAGTCATGTCACCAGTTCCAGCCAAGTAATCGGCGAGGGTGCCGGGGGTGAAGGCCGCAGAGCGAGCCGTGACCGGAGCCTGAGCGACAGCGGTTTTCTGAGCAATCGTGTTATTCAGGTCGCCAGCGCGGTTGAGGAACGAAGTCGCATTTCCAGTGTCACCGATCTCACTAAAGAGTTCGGCCATCTTTTGCAAGAATCCTTGGCGTTTTGATTCAACACGACCTTCAAGGGCAGTCCTATTATTTCGAGCGGTCGTTTCGAGTTCGGCACGACGATCTTTGTCTTCGTCGCGGAATTTACCGATAGCAGAATCGAGCGTGCGAGCATTGGTCGCAGCAGTTTCAGACGCTTCGCCGAGGTCTTGATTCACTGAATTTGTGACCGCGCGGTTTGCAAGTGTGAGGCCAGTACCACCAAGAGCGCCAATCGAGGCGAGCGTTGAACGAAGACCACGGATACCCTGCGCTCCGGCTTGCAACCCGTTTTGCTTGTTCTTCAAGAGATTCTGGTTGTTATTGACAGTTTGTTCATTGTAATCAGACTCGTTTTGCTGTGCTTCGCGATCATAGCGAGAGCGAACTGCACCGGTCTCGGCATCAATATTTTGGTTGCCGACAGCCAATTCGGTATCGAGGGAATTGATAGCCTTTTGAGTGTTATCGCGAGCGGAAGCGTTAGCGGCGGTTTTTGCAGCAGCCTCACGAGCGGCGGCAGATGCGGCAGCTGAAGAAGCGCTCTCACGTGTCTCCATACCAAGAACACCGTTTTGGCTAGGCTCGATGAAATTAGCACCTGAGTTGTTCCAGTCAGTTTTTCCAGAACCGCCAGCATTTGGATCAAGGATCATTGAATATCCTTGTTTTATCCAGTATTCACCGCCACCGCTAGTTGCTGCTCCGACATTTTGAACTTTACCATTAGTGCTAACGTAACGGTTCCCGTCAGCTCCTACCCATTGTGCGTTACCAGTCATATTACCCCCTCGATTATATGTAGTAATCATAGCATAAGTGAGAACTATAAATATACAAAAAAACACTAGGGTAATTAGTCGTTTCATAGAATACCTTCCAGCTCATCTATCACGTCTTGATAATTCTCGGGGTAAAGCGCTCTCCCCCATGACCATTCATGAAACTTCATGATAGTTTCTTTTTGAAGCGGCCGCCATGCAGACGTGCGCGACGCTTTACATTCGATGGCTCCGTAAAACCCTTCTTTAAAAAACAGGATATCTGGACATCCTGTTGGCGTGCCGAGACCGGGATGAGTCTTAATAACATAACACCCCTTCTTTTTGAGATATCTTATAATTTTTTGTTGAGTTTGAACTTCTGTTCCCATGTGTTTGCGATATCCTTCATTTCCAGCACGTAAATGCCGTCTTCATTTAATATTGCGCCAGCGGGCGCGACTTCATCGTACTGATCCATATACATATCGTCACCAAGAAAGCGAAACGTCTCGACGAGCTTACCGTCGATCTGATCGAACACCTCTGTTATGGCTTCAAAATTATTCTGTTCCATCGCAAGATCAAGCAAATTGGCCGCGATTACCGACTTTACACGAGGCACCTTTTCCTTCGGAATTTGTGCGTTTTTATTCGCCTTGAGCGCTTCCTCGATCTCCTCTTTTTTCTGAAGAATGAGCGGCACGACTCGGCGATCCGGCGTCTCAGCCATTTTATTCAGCGTCTCACGCAGCCCGTAGGTCAATAAATCCTCTTGGGTCTCAGCTTCGGGCTCATCAAACTCTTCCGGCGTTGGCTGCGCGACGGCAGTCTCATCGCTCTCGCCAATTTGCGGAATCGGCTCCCCACCAATTGACTTCGCATATGGGTACCGGAAGAAAACACGAGGATACTCGACTTTGATCGGTGTCTCAAGCGCACCATCGACTCGTTTGATGGACAGTTTTATCGCGCCCAACTTACCGTCACTACAGGAACGAACGAGAGCAAAGACCGTTGCTTGCAACGGCGAATATTTCGTGTCATGTTCGGCACGAAGGAACTCATCCCATCCCCAGTTGATAACCTCTTTCAAAAAGTTACCGAGATTCGCACGATCACTCATTTGATAATATCCATTATGCTCATTTGCCCGGGAAGTACAGGAATCGGTTTCGGTTCCGGGATTTCCGGTTTTTTCTTTGCCATTATGTCCAGTTCCCCAAGAGGTCAACCTGCTCCTCTTCATTCATATCCTTGACGACTTTCGCATCGAGCTCACTCGGTTTGAACATACCGATCCTGTCACCGCCGAAGATACTGAGCGCCGTGTAGCTTGTGCCGGGCATCAGATACATTTTTGTGGTCGATCCATCTGATTTGCGAGCCGACTTGCGACGGAAACCCTTGTCTTCGAACGCTCGACGAAGGACGTTGCGGGTAGAGGGTTTATACCCATGATCGGAACACCAGTTTTCGTAATCCACTTCGACGTTACGGAAGCTAAGGAAACCGAGGATATTATCGGCGACGAGCTCATCGACATACGTTTGCGCGGTATTGGCTTCTGTGTCATATTTCTCCTTCATCGCAACTGTCGTCGCGGAAAATTTATATTCATAATTTTGCTGTTTCAATAATCCCGCATAGTGGATCATTTCCGCAAGGAACGCTTCGATGAATCCTTTTGTGAAAGTACGATCCTCGAAGGTTTCGTCGGGGGTAAAACGTGCATTGAACGGAATGACGAGTGTACGCCTTCGAGCACCGTAAGACTTATCTCCAAACGTGGGAATATTATTCGCCGAAAAGATGTGGTGGATATTGCCCTCGATCTGTACCATATCTTGGCTGTGAAACTTGTGAACACTGAAACCCTCGTGAGTTCCGATGGATTTGTATGTGCGCGTATCTTCAATGAAACCCTCGGAACTCTCTTTACAAACGTTACCAAGCTTGCCATTAAGTTGCGGTGTATCACGCTCGTCCTCCAATTGTTTTACAGTTAATTCAGTCAAATACGTCGTGAAAATAAGATAGAGCAAATGCACAAGCGTCGATTTTCCGTTGGCACCTTGCCCAAGATACCAGATCACGCCAGTCGGCTTCTTGTCCATGACGAGCGGCGCAACCGACTGCATAATATCGTCGTACACGCCTTCGTCGCCACACGCTAAATCCATAATGAACGGCAGTCGGCCGCTACGCTCGATAGGCGTATACGGGATGCGATAGACGCAATCCTCGGCCGGAACACCCGACCACTCGAGCAGCTTCGTATCCCACACGCGATCACCAAACGCGATCAAATGTGCGCGATGGGAGAGATCGGGGGCTGTCGTTCGAAACAGGTGTTCAAGGTCAGCGATCTTCGATTTCGTGAGACCGCTACCAAACAGGTTGTAGCACGCCTCAGAAAATTTATCGCTCGTCATGTCAGTCATCTTCGAACCGTCCTCGATGAACGTCGTTCCTTTGAAGCGCACGATTTTCGTGTCATAACGCAACTTTTCCGCGAGCTCTTTTTTCGGCGGGATTTTTTTGTCAGTCCTGTCACCGATTAATTCTGATTTTTTCTTCGGCTCCACTAAGCTACCTCATCGATAGAATGATTAACACGATGCCCGCTTTTTGCATGATCGGACTCGTTATACTCCTTCTCCACAATCGGCTCCAACTCAGACTCAGTCATAGCATCGGGAGCCATGACGACGATCATCATATCAAAACGGCAGTCAATACAATGGAAATTCCCCGCTATTTTTTTCATTCCACCTCCTTATTGAGCCAACGAATAAAATCAAAAAATTGTAACACCCGCACCGAGTACAAATATGTCCGATCCTGAAAACATGGATGCGGCACAATCTCGTCGCCCAATGCGAAGAAATGTCTCTCCGCATTATAATCTATTTTCATACCCTGCCCCCCTTTTGATTATTCACACTTTGCTTGCATGTGTATTTTTCACTATACGGCACATCAGAATAAAAAAATAGCGTAGAAAACGCTACATTACCGCTTGTGGATAAATGACCTTTTTCATGGAATAAATAATATACTAAACGTCGCGAATAATGTTTGAAATCGTATTGACTTCAATATTTTGAGTAGCGAGCCAATCGATGAACGCTTCAAAAACAGCTGGTGTCACATCTTCTGTCGCGGTAGCTGGTGTAACAATACGATGAAAAGTAAAGATAGCCCATTCTTTATTCGCGATTGCTCGAGTAACGACATTTTGTAGATTGGCTAAGGTCGAAGTATTCGTCGCATAATAGCCCCGAAGTGCATAAGGATTTGTCAGACGACTAGATTCAGGGTAAGTAATAACAGCCCGAGCAGTCGTATAATATTTTTTCACAATTGGAATAACTTTTGTGAAATCATAATCTCCATGCGGATAAGCGAAATGAGCCGCGCCTCGAATGAAACCGTTTTGTGTAAGCCAGATTTGTGAGTTAGCGAGCTCGGACTCGACTTGACTCGGCGCAAGATCAGTCGAAAGACGAGGATGCGAATAAGTATGAGATGAAATATCCCAACCAGATTTATCTTGGAGGTCACGAAGTTGGTCAACAGTCAAAAGATTTGAACTCTTACCGACGCGACCGGGAATAGCGAATAACACTCCCGGCATACCGTACTGATCCATTTTAACGCGAGCAGTATTATATTGCGTAATAGTGCCATCGTCAAACGTTAGCGTAACATAAGCTTTTGATGGCTCAGGCATATAACCAATTTGCCCGAATTTCACAGAAACCTGACTACCTGAGTCATCTTTTATCCTCAGCTGCACCGAGTTAATGGCCGAGCGGGAGGGAGCGCCGGTGGCGGTGGCCGCGCCGAAGGAGAGCGCGAGCGTAATCCATTCACCGGTTTTCAGTTGGTTCACATCGTCTGACAATTTCCAAGTGTACCAGTTCGCGGTCGTATTATCGCTCGAAGCATAAATGAAAAATTCCGAAACATTTTTCGGGTTATCGATCTTAAAAGTGATAGCAAGTTGACGACCAGTCAGGTCAACGACCGGCGAAATATTTTGTTTCTTCGTGAAAGCAGCGGCACCATCACCAGCCGTAGTGAGAGACATGCATTGCGTACCTTTGAAAAAGTCGGATGTATCATTACTTATTTGCGTGCCGCCAGCAGATATCTTCGTGAAACCATGTCCATTCGCAAAAATACTGATAGGTGTAATTATAGGCGTTCGGAGGAGAGTATTCGGTTGATCTGTTGTATCTTGCATAGTAATTAAACAATAGCAGAAAGGCTCGCTAAATAC